TCCACAAACATCACAACCGGTTCTCGTGGCTACAATATCGTGTGGGGATTCATCGGTAGCGGTAAAACTGTTAACCGATGTGGTAAGTGCGGATATAAATGGGAACCTAAAAAGTAATCTAATAACTCTAACAACCACATAAAACCACATTGGTTGACATTTCCAATAAATTGGATTATAATTCTCAGTGACCTGACGATGACCAATATCGTCGAGGCAAGATTTCAAAAAGGAGGCCGATTATGTTAGGTAAACTTTTGAACTTGCCTGTCTCTGAGGTAACACCAATGCGAGGGCAAGGCGAATAATTTCGTGCCTGCGGAACCCACCCGCTAAAGTGCGGTTGCCTTAGGTAAGAGAGGATATCACATCGTATCCATTTCTATAACGGGGAAAGCGTGTACGTACCAGTTACTCGGTATTTACCGGAGGTTCTCGAGATAACTCCGGCGAGAAAAAGGAATCTTGGTTTGTGAGTAACGGGCCAAGTGTCGTTATAGTAATTGCGCTAAGGCTCAGAGAAAACAAATATGGGGAGAGACTGCCGAAGAGATGTGCTCGGCAGTCTTTTTATTTATGTGGTTGTCAGAGTTATTAGATTTGAATTTCTTACGCCCCTTTCGGAAGCTTGGTAAAGAACAGAGCTAAATTCTAAGACTATGTTCACTATACATTAAAAGCCATATCTGTAAGGCCGATATGACTCCAAGAATGGGTAGTCTCTGAGGATTCAGTCTCTTTCGGGACTGCGTCCTACCGATTGCCTATTGATAAAACCTTTAGCACGGGTTGTCAATCCGCTTTTTCTCAGCATGGGTCATCCAGATAATTCTTTCTGCTTTCGCCACCATCACGCTTGCAATTACTCGCTACGTTGTGGTTTATCTGGCTTTAAGGGTTTCCGGTATTTACTTCTTTGGGATATTTTATAGAACCTCCCAACACCTATGTCTTGCATATAGCGCCGTTATGCTTTGGCTTGACATAAGATTAGACTCACTATCAAATTTAGGAAAAGTAGTGTGCTTTCGCTCAATCTAGGTTCTTAAAGAATGCATAGAAACCTCCGCCTGTCAGTATAGCAAGCAAAGGATTTACCGCATTCATGATTCCATCTAGCGTATCTATGACAGCTGTTCCTGCGTCTACGATGTGCTTTAACCAATCGGAGTTGATTACTGTCGTTGACAGTGCTTGCCACGATGCTTTGAACTGATCTAACTTACCTTGTATGGACTCTAAATACTTTGCGTTTTCTGCAAGAGCAGATCCTTCTGAGTCCATTGATGTCTTTAGAACTTCTTCGGCAACATTGAAATTTTCAAGAAGTGCAGATACAACGTTTGCATTTCTTTTGCCGCCAACCATTTCCAGAATATTAGCTCTGGAAACATCTGTTAGTTCCTTCCATACACCAGCAAGCTCTTTAAGAATTTGGTATGGATCTTTGAAGGAATCCTCATCAATTTGCAAATCAACTTTGTATCCGGTCAACTTGAGAATTTCATCTCTAAGTTCGGATACACTAGATGCCATGCCATCTGTTGATTCGCCGGCCTCCTCAGCTTCAGTTTTTGCTGCACGGAGATACATTGCCTTGTGTTAACTCATATTTTCATATGAGAGCGGACTATATCATCATCCCATTAGGATGCCCACCACTTCGGAGCAATTGCTCCTACTCCCGCAAGGGATAGTCTCTGAACGTTCTCCTATTCGGAGCTTCGCTGCTGATCGCCCATTGTCTACAATGCGTAGGATTTAACCATACATTATCCAGTTATTTCTTTATGCTTTCGCCGCCGTCGCACTTAGGCATCTTTCATCCTTATGCTGTGGCATAACTGGCTTTAGGGATTTCCAGCAATTCGATGGGGAATTTTTCACGCAAATTACTCTACGTGCGTACCACAGACTTTCGTCTGATACGGTTTTTAATGTTGTCAATCTGTTACTTTCCCGGCACCCCGGTACTGACCATATTATGGCGAGTAGTCATTTCTGGCTACTTCTGCGGTTTCATTTAGGCTATGTCCGCAGTTCGGACTGTATCTTCACCCTCCGACACGGTAGGGGAGTAGGGGAACCATGTATGTTACCATACATGGTGTGACAGTCTCTGAGGATCAATGTGGCTGTATGTCCTCCTTCTTGATTGTATAGTCAAGAATATCTGGAATCCTATTGTATTCCGTATAAGGAATTCTTAACAGATAAATTCCATTTTCCTTGCAATAAGTGTTTTTAATTGCATCTCTAATTCGTGTTGCCATAAAACCGTCGGTATTCTTTTCGTACCAACCAACTGGCTTAAAATGTTGTTCTCCGTCATACTCTATTGCCATATTGTATATCGGAAGATAAAAGTCAAATCTTAATGGTCTCTTATATGTACAACCATCCATCACACGTTCGCATTCATATTCAATCTCGTGCAAATCTAGCCATTTGCTTATTATTTGCTCTCCCTTGCTTGGCGTGTTGTTAAACCGCTCTATAGCACACATAGGACACCCTGCACTACCATTCAAAAGATTTGATGGGAATGATTCCCATTCATTATTATGCTTAATACATCTGCACTTAATTTTGCTGTGTGTGCCTTTGTACTCTCCTAGCACAATTATGTTAGGAGAAACAGAGCGCAAATCCGATTCGAAATCTTGCTGAGACTTCCTTCTCGATTTTGCCCTTTTCTCTTTCGCACAGATAGGACATCCTTCTCCACCAAGCAAAGATCTAGATGCCGGAGACCATTCGTGTCCACAAACATTGCATCTCACTAGAATCTTCGAACGAACAGATTCATATTCACCAATAACAGTGATTTCGGGGAGGATTTTTGAAACTGTTTGCTTAAAATCATTGGTCGTCCTGTTTTTACCAGTACAATACGGGCAACCGTACTTTCCAGTGCGAAGATGCGTCCATGCAGATACAATCTCTCCTTTATTCAGATGCCTTGGACATAGATACACAACACGAGTCTTTTCTTTTTCAACGTATTTTCTAACATATATTAACCCGAGCTCGTCACACCTCTGACGAACAACATCTTCTGAAATACTACGCCCGGGTCGTTTCTTTTTATTCAAATTATCACATTATACATGCCACATTGTTTCCTGCGTCTTGTCATGCCTATATGATTTTGACGCATATACCTACTAACTTACGGTGTGTTACCACACCGCTGGGCAAACATCTACCCACAGATTCTGGATTCTGAACAACGGTGTTTGCAGCTGTAATAAGTGCAATCGTTTCATCGATATTAGCACCAGCTGCTTTCATTGCCGCTGCAGATCTCTGCAATGCCTCGCCAACACCGGCTGAAGAAATTGCAAAATTATTTGAAACATTATTAAATTTATCGACAATTGACATAGCGTCTTCCGTGGCAATGCCAAATGCCTGCATTGTAGAGATAATACTTTCGGAAGCGACAGAGATATCGCTAATTCCGTCAGCAACGTTTTTATAGATAATTGCTGTGTCAGCAAGGTATGCTGCATCATCAAGATCGTATCCCAATCTCGCAAAATCTGCAGAAGCGGTTACAACATCAGTCAATGATGCGCCGACAGATTTAGCTCGCTTAACAGCGTTATCAAGAAAACGGTCATAAGTTGCGTCTGTTGCATCGGTGACTTTCTTTAATTCGGTCATTGCAGTGTCTAACTCAACAACTACACTAACCATTTTCTTCAGAGTACTTATGGCTTGCATAACAAGCTGAGATGCTGTAAACCACTGCGTAAACTTAGCTGTAAGCTTACTAAAGCGACTCACAAAAGTCTGAGTATTTTCGCCAGATCGTCTTATATTTCCAGATAATGTATCAAACGAACTTGATAGAGCGGTAACTCTATTCTTAAAATCCTCAATAGATGTTGAGCCATCTGAAAAAGACTTAATGTCTCCTTTTAATAGCTCAATACTACTTTGTATTCCTGCATATGAAGCTTTTGAGCGACCAGTTGCTGCCTTTGTCCAATTTGCTTCAGCATCTTGCATTTTGCGTAGCAGCGCTTGAGCCTGCTTTAGTACTGCGATTCTGTCCTTTTCGACTTTTAATTGCTTCTTCGCATCGACCTCTTGCTCCGCCGTAGCAGATTTAAGATCACGTTGCATTTCTTCGGCTGTTGCCGAAGCCTTTTTAGTGGCATCAGATATTTTCTCAATTGCTTTTGCGGCACGATCAGCTTGAGAATTTATTTCACCAACGCCATCAATTTTAATCGATAGATTTGAGCCGTTCGATAATGTAATGCCGTTAATTATACTGGACAGCTGCTTGCGAAAAGCCCCCAAAGCTTTAGTACTGACTTCGACGCCGACTTCTACTTTCGGGGGATCTCTGTTTATTTCAGTTATCAGGCTATTTATGCCCTTCCTAAATTCTGATACCTCTACAGTGCCGGTTTGTACACCCACCGACAGCAAAATATCAGCCATATCTTCACCACCTTATTAAAGAAAGGGCTTGGCGCAATGCCAAGCCCTAAAACTTTTTATTCTTCATATACAGAGGCGAGCGTAACGTATACATCGTAAATCGCCCCATAAGTGCCATTGAAGTCATCAACGGCTGCCTGCATAAAATGCAACCCTTCTCGTGAACCACGAGCATGTACATACTCACCGTGCCAAAAACCAGACACATGGGATATAGCATCTGAACTTCCACCATTATTCGGATAACCATTATTAAAAATAGCAACAATATTTTTTGCACCATCGTAATCATATGGTTGCAATGACGCTCTGGATAGATCGTCCGCAAATGATATTTCTATAGAGTAAGAACCATCAGATAATCGCTTTGGTGGAGTAGCTTTAAGAGAGCCAAAATGTGCAGCAACGGAAGATGGAAGCCCAGCAGAATGTTTTACAAATGTTCGAATCAGAATATTGGACATTTCTTTCATTCGATTGATTGTGAGAACGGAATCTCCTGCTTGAGTAGTTTTTACATTTGTTCGAACATACTTATCAATTGTGGATTTCATTCTCTTTTGTCCCGCATCAGACTTCTCCCATGCTTCTACCTTTTTGAGAATTGAGCCCATATCAATCGTTGCCATTACTCTGCCTTCTTATGCTCTATAAACGCTTTGACTAGACCCTCATCGGTATAATTACCGTTTGCCATAGTCTCAATTAGCTTCTTCAAATCATCCGGCGTAACACCTTCATACATAGCACTAACCTTATTCTGCAGACTGCCAAAAGCAGAGACGAGCTCGTCAAACTTCATAGTCATCACCTGGACATTTGCCTCGGCTTGGTTGTCAATCTTTGCGTTAATAGCGTCCATCAATTCGTTGAACTGGGACATGTTAATATGTGTAAGGATCATTTCAACAGCGCCAGAACACATAGCCAAAATATACTTATGCTCCATGTTGTCGGGGAGTGTAAAATTCGCATATGTATCCATTACATTGCATCGAATTGCAAAATCTTTTGCCTCAGGGAGATACGCTCCAGTTACACTATCGAAGCAGCTCTTAAATACACTATTCGCAAAACTTAGCATCTCTTGCAGCGAAAGAGTCGGTTTGATTGTTACTTCAATACCATTCCACTCTACAGCCTTCAGCGGCTGATAATTCTCTTTCAGAATATTGTCTATCGCAGAAATAGACACTCTCTTAATCTTCTTAGCCATAATCATTTCTCCTTCAATTCCTCAGTTGTATCATCAGTGAGTATCCTACTCACATAAATTTCAATTTCAGTCCGTGGGTTGTCTTTATCAACGAAACATTGTAGTATTAAGGTTCTGATATGTTTGCTGTCATCATCGACAATAAAACCACTTTCACAAAGTCCGTCTATAATAAATTTTGGGCATGAATTATCTACATCATGCCTACGATTTGTTTCATAATATACGGTAAATCGTATAGCACACTCGTCAATTCTCATCCCAGACAATCCCCGCTTATCGATAAACCAGACTATAAAATCCAGCCATCGCTGTTTTAACGCATTCATCATCATCCGTTTCATAATCATCCACTTATTGATTGATTCATGATATGGATGTGCAATTGGCTTTTTCTTTGCCTTCGGGTGAAGCGCAAAGTAATGATCTTCGTATTCTTGTAAAACGGTGTTGTCAATCACCAGTTTAATAACCTCGATATTGAACACCTCTCCTTATTGAAACAGGGGAGGTATATTACCTCCCCGCACTTTCATTCGTTTTCTGCAGCCTTTGTAGCAACTTTCTTCTTTACCTGTTTGGGCTTTGAGATTTCAATTGTTTCTTCCTCAGTGGAAGCTGTAACAATTTTCTCCTCGACTGCCGGCTTGCGGGATTCCAAAATCCGTGCAAGGTAAACCTGTCCACACTCAGGTGAACAGGCCACCTCTTTCCAGCGATATACACCGTCTACTCGCTTTGCACTCCGGCAAGCCTCATATTCCTTACCGCATACACGGCATCTCTTAATTGCGCCTGCCATTTTAGATCCTCAAATTAAGCGGCGTCCTTAGCGTCTGCACCAAAGATGGTGTAAGTCCACAGGGTGCTGCCTGCGCCACAAGCACCGGCCAGAGCTTCTGCCTCGAAAGAGTGAACAGCCTGGTTGTCACCCATTTCCAGAGAGAACTCGCCAGAGAAGTCAGCCTTGGGGATATAAATCTGGATACGGTAAACATTGGAGCACTTGTCTTCGCCCAGAGCATCGATGTACAGAGCACACTTGCCAGAATACTGGTCAGACATGTTCTCCAGGGAATTGGCCTGGATCTTACGCATGTAATAAGCAACGATCTCAGTACCATCCTCAAGGCCAACAAAAGTCAGCTTTTTAGTGGCGGGATCATATGCAAATTTTGCGCTTTCATCACCAGTAGCGGCAGAAGCAGCTTCTGCCTGCTCCAGTTTAGCACCCAGTGTACCGTCGGAATTCTTTACGCAAATGCTGCTAATCTCATTACCAGCAGTACCGACAGCGGTAAAGTTGGTATTTACGGTGTTGCCAGTGACAGTCAGATAATCAGTCCACATGACTTCGGTGGCCTTGTTCACAAACTTACTACCGACCTGCAGCTCAAACAGACCGCCGGACAGCAGACCATTGGTACCAGAGACGGTAACAGCCTTATTCCGCTTCAGAGAGGTCAGCTTACGACCCTGCTTACCAACAATGTCCTGCTTTTCTTCAGCATTAGCAATAGTCGCATTCTGCAGTTCATCCAGAGTGAACAGGTAATCGCCGGTCAGAATGTCGAAGCCAGTGATAACTTCCAGACTGGTGATTGCGATATCGTTAATATTCATAAGACAATCCTTCCTCCTATTTATGTATTAGCCAATTTAAGTCCTCGGGACTTAAGTCTTTGGCGTTTATTGTACCGGCATAAATGCCGTACATTCTGTTGTCGTAATCGACTTTCTTGATAATTTGGCGAACACTTTCATTGAACTGGTAGATTGAAAGTTCTCGTGTCCCCTCAAAATCGTACTTGTATTGCTCGGTGTTCACCATTGCAACGATCAATGATTCAAGCTGAGAGTCTTCTATGCGATTCTTTTTACGATGCATTTTCTGACGAGCACGCTCGATCATATATTTTTTCGCGTCATCATTTGCAGGCCGACGCCTATTCTTTTCAAGGTGGTGTATCTTCCGCAATGTGCCTGCAATCATTGCGTGAATATTCCTGTCAATTTTGATGTCATTTTCGACATCGATAAGCAAGGGCTGATTATTCTCCTGGTTGATACCAAACTTGAATTTCGTCAGATCTAAATCGCCGAATATTAGCCGTGTATCTCGCTCCTTCAAACCCTCGAACATGAGCAAGAATAATTGGTATTCATTGATAGAAGTGAAATCAATTCCAACATCGTCCAACTGAACCATTAGATCGATCGGCATCGCTGTAAGCATACCGACAAGGTCATAGTACCCATCCTCATCTTCGAGAATTTGACCAACCTGAGGTATAACCACGCTAATATGCTCATTGACAGGATAACTTGGGGCATAAAGAATATTTCGTGTAGCCATTAGCCACGTTTTCTATTCGATGGGATTGGCATCTTTGAGGGAGCAGGTTTATTCCACTCTTTTGCGTGGAAAGTCATTACTTTCCCTTGGTAGTCAGTGACTGGTGCAAACCGTTTGACAGAGTATAAATCCAACTCGCCGAGGCCATAAAGTCTGCTTCCGTTAATTGCCTTTGCAATTTCAGAAACTAGCTTGTCTGTTCGCACACCACCTTCAGGCAAACGAAGCTTTGACTTATGAGAAAATACCCACACATAAAGTACCGGGTATAAGAATGTTTTATCTGGTGCCTTCTGAATATCCACATCGCAACAGACAAATGTATGTCCGTGTTCGACAGTGTCTGGGATATATTCAAATGGAAATACCCTTTCATATACCAGCGATGGTGCTTCTTCAACAGTTACCTTATCGTCGATCAGATTTACGATAGTGTCGACTGTAAGCAAATCTTCCATAAGCTGATTCTTGTAGTCAAACAGCTCTTCTAACTGCATTAAATCCACACCTTTCTTTTGTCTGTATCGACTCCATCCTGATTACTATTATCTGGATTTACAGATTCTTCACGAGGGAAGTAATTGTAGTAATCAGCAACACGAAGCTCTTGATTGTCTTCGTCTGTTGTATTCACTTCTTGCAAGACAAACTTAAATACACCGTCTCCGTTAAATACACCGCCTAACTTAAACGGCTTTGTCAGCTGATAAGCCAGCATGTGTGCGGAGCCTGGGTCATCGATTAAGAAGCGTCTTTCTCTACCGAATTTAGCTGTCTCTGCATTGCGAGCGATTGTTAATCCAATGCGGGAGTCACCACGAGTGACAATGAAGTCTCTATCTTCATATTCACCAGTCAAATATTTAGTTCCGTCTTCGACAATACACCATTGTTCGTGGATCTTCCGATCTAGGCCGACCCAGCGCAATAAGTAATTACATTGAATCATCTTTGCTCTTGTGTACAGTTCATTTGCAGCATCTTTTTCAGTGATAAGCCAGAAATTATTTCTCCAAGAAACGAGGCCGCCATGTCTTATGTCTTCTCCGGGCATAGATTCAATAAACTTCTCATTCAGGTTATCGGTATTGATAATAAATACCTCTTGCATTACACCATCAATGTCGACCTTAAAACTAGAAAGATTATCATCGGCCTTTGTACTCAAAAATCTGGACTCACGTACAAGTTTTGCATTACGCTTAGTCCCGCCCTTGGCATCAATTCGAGACTGATAAACATCCCAACTACTCATTTGACCACCGCCGCTTCTTCTGCGTATTTTGCCTTAAGTTTGTTGCAAATAGAAATAGCCCGAAATACCTCACGTCTAACAACAGTTAGTGAGCATTCCGGGTTGTCAATCAAATATTGCAGAATATTGAGCAATGAAATCAGAAGTGGATCTTCGTGGATTATTAGAATTAGCTCGTTACAACCAAGCAATTCTGCTTGGAGACTCTTCATGTAAGTGTCAAGTGATTCATCGCCATACTCTTCGCCGTTTTCCTTGATAGGGAGAATCTTGAAAAAACGATTAACTAAAGAGCGCATGTAATTATTAAATAGGCGTACGTCCATAGGAACGCCAACCTTTGTCTCAAAAATCATAGATGAAGATCGGTAAGGTCTCCGTGATTATACGAATACTCCCTAATCATCTGCGTATAATCCTTTTGAACTTTTGAGTACGCACCGCTAATTCTCAGTAATAATTCTGCAGGAGAATAAGTGGTAAAGTCGCGTGTATTCAGCACAGCTTCTAAATTTTCTTGGCGATAAACATATGGCTTCATCCATTGAACGAGCATTCCCTCTGAAACAATATCGACGATTTCATCAATTTCGTTTTCAGGAATATCTACGACAAATTCACGAATAATGTCATCACTAGAAGATAAATCGTATTTGCACACTTTATTGAAATTAGCACATGCTGCTTTCATGTATTGATCTATCATCTGGTTACGACTGTATTCATCCATCTGTACAAAGTCGAACTCTGTAATTTTGCTCAAAAAAGCACCTGCAAATAAATCATAGGAGATACTCATAAAAGCCTCCTTTATTTCTCGGGCTTCTCAACTAGCTCAATTCCGAGAGATCTTTCCAGAGCAGCGATTGCTTTGAAAGAATCAATTTCGCCAGATGCAATAAGCTGCTTTGCTCGGTAGCTAACAGACCGCTTTTGGCCTACAGATAGATGAGAAACAGCTTTTTCGATTTCGTCAGCTGACATCTTAAATAGACTATCAAACTCATCAATTCTCAGAGCGTACTTGTAATACTGTCCCATACCCAGATAGTCGACAACCCAGGCATAGTCCTCATCAAACATAAACCAATTGTTAATGAAGTACTTTTTCCAGGTATTCTTAGCATTTCGGAGTTCTCTGAGCTCAACCATTTGCTCAGAACCAAATTCAGGCCATACAAACTTTTCGTTTGTTCTTGCACTCTTGTATACTAAAAGTCCCTGGTATCCATTAAGCACGGGGATTAACTGATTGAGGTCAACTTCTTTTGGGATGAGAGGCTTAGCTCTTTCAACGGTGTGCTCTTTAACTACATCAGTAGTAATAACGGTGTCTTCAGCGATCGGAGCATCAACAACTGTAGGAGCAGCTTTCTTAGCACGTGATTTTGTTGCGGATTTTGCTGTAGTTTCATTAGACATAAATAATAGTTCCTTTCATTCCAAATGCGGGGCTCATAGTGAACCCCGCAAATCATTTTTTTTGCTTAAAAATTAAGCAATCTCGTAACGACCAATACCAGCATTACCGCCAGCCAGCACGATACCCAGGCCATACTTTTCGCCGTACAGGTATTCGTGAGTGAAGTCGGCATTCTGCATGGGATCACCCATCAGAACAATGGGATTGCCCTCATAGACACACTTGATGGGCTTGTCATCACCAGCAATAATGGTCAGGACATCGTCGTTCATAACGAACTCAGTAGAACCAACCTTATGACGCTGGGGAGTGACAACAACAGGAGTGCCATAGAACTTACCAGCATAACCCATGTTATACAGATCATTCTTGTAGCCATCGCTCTCGATAGAGGGCTTCAGGTTACGAATAGCCTTCTTGGTGCCAACAATAGTAGCAGGCTTGCCACCAGCAGCGGCTTCGACATGGGAGATCAGCTCCATCAGCTCGTCCTCATCATAAGCACCAGCGGCAGGGAAGTAAGTAACGCCACCCATCTGCTCGGCAGTAACACCGGACCACAGAGCGTAGATTTCATTCAGCAGATGCTGACGGAAGGACTCTGCGACCTTATTGATGAAGTGGTTGAAGTCAACACGACCAGACAGAACGCGGTTCAGCTCCTCGTAAATCTTGACCAGCTTCAGGGAAGTGGGAATGCTGGTCTCGGAGCTTCCACCCAGTCTCTGACGACGAATACCCTGAGTACCGTCAGCAGCTTCTGCCACCACGAACAGGTTGTCGTCTTCGATAACGAACAGATTCTTATCGCCTTCTGCAACATTGCGGAAGTCGACCATAGAGTTGAAGAACTCATCACCCTGCAGACCTTCAACAACGGTGCGAGACAGGATGGTTTCAATCAGGGTAAACAGACCCTTGCATTCGCCGTCACGGATCTTTCTATAATCCAGAACAGTGCTGCCACCGTTAGCCTCGACCAGTGCCTGACGCAGAGTATCCATAGACTGACCAACGGTATACTTCTCGCAGTTGCCACGGTAGGCATCAACAGCGAGTTTAACAATATCATGCATTTCAGCCATTGCTATTTCCTCCTTTGTAATCTACCATTAAGCCTTAACGATCTTAATGGTGTAGTAGACGTAGCGGCCAACAGTCTCAATGTGGACACACTCGCCAAAACCGGTGCCAGCTGCGTCCAGCTTGCCGTTTGCACCGATACCGACCTTGTCACCCTTTGCAGGGACAGCCTTGTTTACGAAACCATCATCGGTAACTGCAAACAGGTTGCGATTACGGGGAATATAGCCACGGACAGCCTTGCCAGCCTCGTTGATGAACTGCTCCAGGTTCTTCAGGCGCTCATCGTACATAACTTCGGGAGCGGCAATGATAGCGCAATTATCAATATCAGAATCAGCAGTAGCGGCGACAGCCTTCATAACTTCACGCTCGCCGTCTTCGTAGCCCTGCAGCTCGGCAATAACACCATTCTCAACTTCGGCGACATTACCATCTGCATCATAGAAACGCAGAGACACCAGATCGCTGGGCTGCTTTGTGCCGCTCAGCAAATCAGTTCTAATAACACAGTAGCTCATAAATGAACCTCCTTGATTTAATGATTAAATAACAAAAGCCCACTGGTAACCTCCAGTGGACTTACGTCTGCCATTACAGCAGGCGGATATTAAAGATTGTTGGATTCCTAATTCTTTTGCGGCAGATGTAGCAGAATCAAATGTTTTAATATGTACACCTTCTAATGTATACTGCGCCACGCCCCTCTTTCTGTGAGTCTTCTGTCGAGAACTATACACAGGTGCAATCGAGGAATATGACCAAAGGAACCCGCCAGCAGATAGTCTTTTACTGTTACATGCGGACGAAATATGACTATGATTAACCTCAGTAATCGTTTCTGCCTCAATCATTGAATTGAATTTTCTAATAAATTTACCATCCAAAGTAAAGCAATAGACGGGTGATAATTGAGACTTTTGTTGCCCAATATTTTCTCCGATGCTCAAGTTTATTGTATTAGCATCATACCAAAACCAACCATTAGCATAATGCGTATCATACTGAAAGGAGCGACGTATACTCCCAAATGGCATGTGGTTTTGTATTTCTGCATCGGCCATGCTTTCATAATAACTGATAACATTGCCTTCGATATCTACTTTGTAAACAGGGTGCATAACATGGTCCGCAAACGAAAATCCCCCAACGGTCATGTTGTAACCGTCCGGTTTATATGTTCCCAACCTATTTACAAAGAATATTTCTCTGCTATTTAGCTTATCTTTTAGAGATTCACGACTATCTGAATTTACCTCTTCTAAAGTTTCAACAGAGAACTGATTTACGCCATATTTTCTCATCGCCAAATATAGGAGCGAATTCATACCGTTATTAGAACTTGCACATCTGAGATGCTCAGCATAACGTCGTTTGACAGATGTATTGGTTTGCCCAACATATTGCTTCCCATTAACATGGTTGGTGATGCAATAGATATAACCAGTATAAATAGATAACAGCCCCTTCTAATTGACTTATTTTAGTTACGTCTTATGTACGGGGTGGATACTTGACGAACAATCCACCGTAAGGTTCATTTGTGGGTGCAGTCTTATCAACAACGATTCTGGTATTTTTAGTGTTCATGCTATATTTAACAGTGGTGTTATGTCTACCACGAATAGCAAAACACTTCTCTTCCAGAGTATCCAGTTCATAATTCTCGCAATTTTCTCTGAGAGTTTCAAACTCCTCGACACCGACTAGGTCTTCGAACTGAGCGAAGACTTCATCCCGTGCAGCATCATTAGCAGCTTTTTCGGTGTCAGTCTTAAACTGGCGCAGAGTGCCAAGCTCATCTTCCATAGACGCAATCGTGTCGGAGGCAGTCTGATACTTTTCAGACCACTGGGTATCGTTTGCAGTATACTGGGTTGAGATCTGGTCAAAAATGCTATCAAAGGGCATAACCTGTTCACCCTCATCGAAATCGACAATCGCAAACTTCATGCGCTTCTTACTCTCAAAGTCAACAACGACGTTATCACCATTCATAGAGAAAGTAAATCCATACAGTCTCCAATGGTCATCTGCGTCGAAGCAATATACCATCTTGGTATCTGCATCATAGTCGACAATGGAATAACGAGGCATCTTACCCCAAGAACGCTCTACTGTTTCTGCCTCGATTGCGCATCGAATTTCTTCGCACATCTGGCTGTTCAGTTCGAACTCTTGTACTACAGTAGGCTCTTCTACGGGATCTGCAGGTTCCTCTGTGGGCTCCACCGGAGGCTCCTTGGCTTTCTCCATCTCCAGCTTTTCTTTCAGCTCTTCCAGGGAGAATTCCTCAATAGAAAACTCCAGATTATCAGCATCAAGTCCATATTCTGCAACCAATGCAAGCTTCTCTTCCAATACCTTTTCTCCTCCTTCCATCGAAATAATATGTGGGTGTGTATTGTCATCCCCGTCAGGGGTAGTGACTGATATAAAGGTTTCCTTCAGCTCAGCCATCATCTGAGCCATTTGTTGTTTAAGCTCATCATAAGCAAATAGGCCAAGCGCAGAGCTTTCAAAACAAGGCTCGTGGTCTTCGCCTAGTAAGCAAAATGCAGTAAATTCAAAATCCTTTATGACAAACACACCATTCTCCATTTCACCATCTTTGACAGTGAGTTCCATGGAGTGGCTAGTTATGCCATCCTCTTTGATTTTGTTATATGCCTCCTGCCGCTTCCATACGAGAATATCTGCACATAGATATTCATTAGTCGTACCATCTTCTTCTTCGACAACGCTCCAAAAATGTTTGCTACTTTCCGGAATGACACCAACAGGAACTGTAACATTTACAATTTTCAAGTCTCCATTTTCGTTGGAAACAAGCTCCATATCATGTCCGCCGATTGAGTCAGTTTCACGATCGTAGTTGCATACAATTGGACAGTTATACATTGTGTCAATGCATCTCTCAAATGTTTCCTTGGAGATATAACTTCCATTTCTGTTCTTACCGTGATATGCGATTCGCAAAACACCGGTATCGAAAGATGAGTTTTTCTCACACAGAGAAGATAGGGAAGAGGAGTACGACATGTGAACTACTTTGTTCACAGCAATCACCTCCGAGAAATACAAAACCCCAACACGATTTGTGTTGGGTTAAAATATAAGTGTGTCAGAGTAAGCAAAGCGTATTGTCGAAAAATCAAATGTCAAATCAGCTTTGTTTGCAAAAACATAGATATTGCTTCGCTCATTGCCAGTCAATAACGTATAGCCAGCCTTAAGCAAAACATCTCTGTTTTCTTTTCCGAATACATAGAGGAATCTTTTCATATCAGGCATCCTCTCTATTCTGTATTCCGCTTTCAGTTAGTTCTTCGTCATCCTTTTCGGGTGCACCGCCCTCGTCAGTTGCACCTTTGGATTCAACTTTAGAACTAGATGTACTTTGCGTAGAAGAGCTCTTGAGCGGTTCAAACAGCTTCTTAATTTCAAGCACATCGTTTTCTAAGAAATTCATAGAATCAAGCTCTGCCTGACCTAAACCCTGTGAAGCACAATACATGCTCACAGTTGGCAGACCATATTGAGCAGCCTTCAAATACATATCTCCCATTTCTTTACGATTGAAGGGGGAAACATCCAAGAAATTCACTTTGAAATTCTTACCGTAGCTTTGTGACTGTATGAATCTGTTAACCATATCCTCAATGCTTTTAACTATTCCATATGTAATAGACTGATCGGCTTTAATGGATAGACTTAAAGCATTGGCGGATGCCTTTTCATTATTAAACAGCAATGAAGAAACACCTGCAGCGGAGAAAAGATTCTGTTCAGCCTCAGCGACAGTATTTGTGCTGGCAGTGTTTGCCTTTTCAAAACTGATCTTCTCCACAGGCATTGGTGTCAAAACAGATCCAATTTCTTCCGGCAAAACGGCATCCAAGTTTCTCCAGAAATCCTTGGCTTTGTCCAAGTCCATTTGCCAGTTGCCGTCATTGTCCATGCCCAAAGTCATAACGACCATTGCATAATTCTCAAGAGATGTCTTGGACAGCTTTAGCTGTTTATAGTCTTCGATATCATAGATCTCTCTCAAAATGCCTGCAAAGGGAGGGATAGCATAATCGAGAATGTCACGATTACACTTAATTGCAAATGACGTTGGTGAATCTAATTCGATCCACTTCATTTGGCGATTAGATCTGTATGTCTCATATTTTGATTGAAACTCTTTGGGGAAATATTCCAGAAGAGCCTGCCTGGAATCAAAGTATGAAAAGTCAAATGTTACATTTGGAACATTACCCTCAACAGTTGATATAGAACAATAATCACTCGGTAACTGTTGAATAGTAATGTTGTCATTTGTTACCCACATTGTTCCATAAAAGACATCGTCTCTCAGACATACGGTAAGAATCTGGGGGAACTGCGTCTTAATGCTCATTGCGGATAAAGTGTTCAAAACCTTTCTATAGTTCCTATTGATTGACTGTTTGTTTGCCTTTTTAGGGTCAACTTTATATGGCTCAACAACATAACTCAAGTCGCTAAGTCCAACAAAGTATTGGATCAATCTACGGAAATGGGAACTCGCTCCATAGATATATTTCACAGCATTACGAAGCTGTTGTTCATATCTATATGGGTCGGAGAGGTAGGTATTGATATTGTCCTTGGAATAAAGGGAGAAGGTCGGTGTATTTGTATTGTTGTTCAAATCCCGAGTAATAAGTTTATTTAGGATCGCAAACTTACTTGAAATGCCGATCAACCCATCAAAATCCTGACGCTTCTTCTCTTGAACAACGGTATCAGTACCAGCTTGGTTTCGAGCTCTTGCCATACGGGCTACTCACCGTCCTTCTTCTGTAGTTTGGAGCTTTAATCGTAAAGATATTGTCAGTATTTCGGTTATAATTCTGGCGTCCAAGTTTATTCTCCAGCTGTGATGCGACAAAATAATTGTAGCTCAGACTAGAATACCTATCCTTACGCATTCCAGAGCGTTCAAAAATTCTCACTTTGCCGGCAGATTCCTCATACTGCAGTTTGGTCAACTCGTTAATCAAAAGTGTAGTATGCGTATATGGCAATAACACCTTTTCTTTCTCGCCATCGGACAACGAATTAAAGCCTTTAATATCTCCGAATAGTTTCTTGGCATCATATTCTGTAATCAGCAGTCTGATTCTGCCACTACGGAAAGCCTCACGAAGCATGAATGCACAGTCGGAGTTGAACTGAGCACTTGCCTTTATTGCCCAAATAACCTTGTCCGCACTAGGCACAGTACAACGAGCAGCCATTTCTGGGTTGTTGTAACAAGACAAAGCTGGGTATATTTCACCGGTATCTGGATCAACCATATCTCTGGCAAGACAGTCATATACGCCTAAGCCTAAACCATTTGCGTCAAGCACTAAGTAATCACAAGAAAACTCATCATATAGCTTTCGTATAACAAGCGCTTGGTCATCGGTTCTAAGACCTTCGCACACGTCACAATAAACAATATTGCTGACATATCTTCCTGCTTTTGTAGGAACCATCTGGTTAATAAAGATTGCGGTAGCGTCATTGTTGTGACGTTTACTCGACATCAGTGCAATATCGGCGGATAGTATTCGCTTCTCACCGTTTTGCTTCTTTGGTATCGTAATCTTTTGGTTATATCCAAGCAGGGAAGCCTGTTGATCCGGCATCATCGGATACTTAATATGACGATTCTTTGATATGGAATTGTAATCAAAGAAAGCGCCATCTTCATCACCAAACCATAGAGCTTCCATTTCCATAGACCACTTGATCTCATTAAAGTCGCTTTCAAGCATATCGCCCTCGACGTCTTCTGCAAATAGTAAACCCTCTTGGATTGATAACTCATATGGGAACCCGCACATAAAGTCAGTACCATTTCCCTTAAGCATTGCATCCCATGTATCCATCATCTTATTGAAAGACCAATGATCCTTGAAGTATGCGGAAGAAAGGAAACAGGATTTGTTCGGCTCCTTTGCATATTCAGCTTTACGTTCTTCTTCGGTAAGATCTAAGTATGGGGGCATGCGTCTACTTGTTAAGAACTTCTTTAAGACAGTATCAATAGTGTCTTTATTAACCATACGGAACTCGTCCACAATCAGGATGTTCGCACGATTACTTCTTGCATTGTCGGATGCAGTAACGACTTTTATATAACTAGAATTCTTAAACATGACTTTTGCGTCCTGTCCAGAAAACTTACTCTTCGTCATATCTATTTCGTTCCGTAAATTTGCCGATCTTGGCATAAGATCAGTTTGTATTTTTTCCAATACGTTAATACTCTGTCCTCGTGTACCAGATGTGATAACGACCTTTGTGCCTGGATACAAGATGCATCTGCAGACAGCAAATATTGCAATGAGGAATGACTTGCCCATACCACGAGCAGCAATCCAAAGAAACACTCTGCAGCGATTCATCATGACCAAGAGAATCGTTTGGAACCACTTCAGGAAAGAGAAATCAAGATATTCAACAACAAAGACATCGATGTTTTCTCTGTAATAACTGCCCCAAATCGCCATGCCTTCAATGACCCGGTCGCGACGACTTTTAGTTGCTATGTTATTCATCGTCATCACCTAGCATGATTTCCAGCACGGTTTCGTCATCCTCATCATCCAGATCTGGGCGTTCGACACGATAACGTGCCATAGCATCTTCGTACATTTTAGAGTAACGATTTTTGATACCTGCCATTCTGCAAGCATGACCGAGATACCATGTGGTAATATTCTTGATGACCCCGTTGACATCCTTCTTTTCTTTGGGTGTTGCAGGCAGGGGACGATGATTTTCCCATTTCTGGATTCCTACACCAAGGGGCATTTTCTCCAGCTCGGCGTCTGCCTCTTCTTTTTTCTGAGTAGGTCTTAAGTTTGCACTTCCTAGTACTGTATTAAGTGAATTAACGTATTTATCGATTGGTTTTCCTTCCATGCGAGCCTTATTTATATCGATCTCAAGACTACAAATCTGACGAATTAAAGCCTCTGTACCGATATCTAGCTCTATGCCCTTTGGATATCGTGACATCCAATAGGCTCTTCTCTTCTCCAGCTCCATGTACATGGAGGGCGTATAACCAGGTCCCCAGAAAATAATAACTTCATCCGGGACTTCGACATTATCTTCTGTAGAAGTTGAATCTTCTTGCGCATCTTGTTCATGAGATGCATTATGTAGTGTTGGTACAACCCATAAGACACCCTCTTCTCTAAGCGTGTCGTCATATGATTTACCAGCCTGCTTTATAGCATTTATCTTTGCGATATATCCGGTCATAATTGATCTGGTTGCACTTTTCTTATCAACAGACTCGAATATCTTTTCATTCCAATATAAATCGAGCTTACGACACATCTGTCGTACGGCGACCTTGGAATCCTTACACTCTGCGAGATAAGTAGCATACATCTCATCTACGCATTCTCTGCAATAAGCAAGATAACCAGTGCCTTTATACAAAAAGCTATAGCTGACAGGAAAGTATCCCTTTAGACGACCGTATGCACGACCACACTTTCGACAAACAGAACTGGACGCATTGACCTCTAATGATGCCATCAGACATCACCGCCTTCCAAATCATCCATTGGTGGCGGGAGAATATCTTGCTCTGCTTCTTTTAGAGACAGCTCGTACAAACGAGCTGCCATACGAAGTGTCTTTCCATAGTTAAACTTAGGGATGTAGCGAGCTTCTACTTCACAAGGCTCTCCGTAATATGGGTCGATTGTAGTTCTAGCCGCACGATAATGCAGCCCAAGGCAACCAAAACCATGTATATTTATTTCTTCTCCGTTTTTTAATGCGTCTTCGATTACGGCAAGACATGCATCGATAATATTAGTAGTGTCCTCTGTCGTGTAAACAAGCCCTTTTTCCTTTTGTCTGACAACGAAGTCAGCGTTATTGCCATCGTTATCAGAAATATGAAAAACATGCTTCTTTGCATACACTGACTTTCTTTTTCCATTCTCTCTAAGAACTCCGGTCACTCTATTTGCAAATTCCTTTTTGTTCATATGCTCTCCTTTTCTTCAAAATGTTAGATGTCGGAGAAACTGTTCACTTGGCTTGGAGCGATACCATCCTTAGTAAAATACATACTTAGTCTGTCATCTTTAGGATTATCATCATAGATTTTAAGCATCTCTGATGAGCTCCAACCAACAATGTCAACGATTACACTATCTGGTATACCGGCCCTAATCAAAAAGCTACAGTAATGATGTCTGAGAGCATGGAAGTAAAAATCCCTTCCGGTCATGTTGCTAAGTGAGTTCGCCCAGCTATTAACCGTTGATACTCCGATATGTTGTTTCAAGTCTGATTTACTTGGGAATAACCACTCACTTTCAATTCCGACTTGTTGCCGATGGCTCATCCATAGATCAAGGTATGGTTGGAATTTATGTGCTAAAGTGTAGCATTCGAGCATTTTATTTCCCTTAGTCAAGATCGGTGCGCTCTTATATAGAGATCCTTCGCATACTAACCTCGACTTATCAAAATCGCTCACGCGAAATCTACATAGCTCAGCTTTACGTCTACCGCTGTATACGCCAAGTGCTACAAAGCAGGCTATTTCATATTTTTCTTTATCTACTAAGTCTTTTAAGATGGACTCGATATCGTCGTCTGTCCATACGGTCTTTTCCCGTACGGGTTGTAGAGCTGGATTCTCAATTTTGCGGACAATAGAACGAAAGCCATTAAATTCTGGCTCCTCGTCAAGAATGGATTCAACAAAATTACTCAAACTAGATATAGCTGCCTTTAATCGACGAACACGAGAAGGGCTATTCCGATTTGAATTGATTAACCAACTCTGGTATGCGATAATATCCCTCTTTGTGATATTTACAAAATTCTTGTTCTTAGCATTTTGTAAAACCCACACAAAGAAAATATCTAAGTCGTTAGAATATCCGGAGATAGTGCCTGGACTACGTTGTATAGAACGGAGATAATCAAGAAAATCGTTCTTGAGACGCATATTCTCGGGATTAACCTGTTTAAGTAAATCCGCGTTTGTCAAATTGTTCATCTGTGTTTTTCTAGCCATTGCAGCCACCTCCTTTTCAAATTAAAAACTCCGTCGTAGACGGAGTTAGATCATTCATACAAATACTTTTTAAGTGCGTATATGGTATACGAATAAGCGGAATACAGTGTTCTTTGCACCAGTCATTCTTAGCTGTATCCCGAGCAACTCGCCCATCATAGTTTATGGCATTTTCCCATATTGGGATTTTTCTAAAATGTTGAATACCATCAAACTCAATCATATAGACAGGGTAAGCGTCATAATTATGGACAATAAAATCAAAGCGCAAAGCCCAACCTGTGTCCTGAAACTTACAATCAAGATATGATTTGTTTCGCTCAAATTCAATCCCCGCATGTGTAAGCAGCTCGCTAATTATTTCCTCCCCAACGGATGTTTTCATGCATTTAGTACATCTATCTTTGCCATATCGTGTCAAAGTCGATGAATCAATGGACTCAATGGCACCGCATAGTCCACATTTACATAGCCATCTAGCATGTCTTCCACTCCGCTTTCCGTTAGCCATATCTCTTTTTATAACAGTGAGATTACCAAAGATTTGTCCTGCAATGTCATTTAACTGCCCATTATTGGATCGTTCCGTCTTACCACATCCGCAGTCTTGAACAGTGCCACTCAGTAAATCCGAACTGCGAATAGAGCGTATTGTTCCGCATTTTTGACATTCACATATCCAATAGACATGTTTGCCAGATCCTGAGTCCTGATTAGCGTCCCTGTGCATAACAAGCATTTTGTTAAACACCATCCCGGCTAGGTCTATTTTTCTGTTAGAGCCGACCTTAATTCCATTTTGATGCTTTAAGCAACCACAAGACTTGGTGATTCCACGCAACAAATTATACACAATAACCGTTGTTTCATTACCACACTGACATTTACACCTATAATAAGGGCGAACAGATTTACCAGATAATTTTAGGCCATCCTCATATTCTGTATCTCGATATAGAACGGTTAAATTTGAAAACTTTTCGCCCACAGACACTTCTTTCATAAACTTTCCTCCTATTTAACACACATAATTTAATCTACTTTCTCAATATAGACCATTCATCCAATACTTCACTGAGTCGTTCGGTTCGCATATACGCCCAGAACATCTGGTGATTATTTGGATTCAGCGCACACAGCTCATATCGAAATCCTCGCTGGTGCAAAAATTCTTTCAAGTTTGCGCTATAGCAACAGTAAAGCAAACTCACGGGAACAACTCCTTAAATTCGAATTGGTTGCGGGAGCAGGGCTTGAACCTACGGCCTTCAGAGCATGAATCTGACGAACTACCAACTGTTCTATCCCGCCATATAGAAAACCGCCCCATATTGATGGGGCGGTTTATGTAAATAATTTAGTTAGCTTGACCTCTAAAAAATTAAGAGATATCGCATCTTAGACGATATTCCGCATCTACGCCGTATTGAGGATTGACAATCAACATCATCTGCTCTGGATGAGAGTACAATCGTTTGTCATTTGCATAATCATCAGTGCCGCACAATGCTCCACAAATAGCAGCGGTGACGCCAAACTCAGAGAAACTTTCGCGATGATGCTTGTCTCCTAACAGAATGTATTCGATATCTTTGTTATACTTTTTTTGGAAAATAGTAGTGAGCAGGCGAGGGGAGTTCTTAACTCCATCTAAATCTCCATGAGTCGCACAAATCTCATGACCACACGCATTGATGAACAAAAATTCGGTATCATTGTCTGGCATAATCGTAATATTGTTATATGCCTGTAAACGTTGCTCTAACCACCAAGGAACAATGCGTTCCATATTGTCTTGGTGCATACTCTCTTTCTTGTTTTGAACGGTTCTCGCGTGATTGCCATATGTAACATATACTAGCGTCTCGCTTGTAAATTGACTCAGCCTCATAATAGCCTGTGCCAAAAGCTCACTTACCTGCATTAGTTGATCTGCTACCAATTCATTGGAAGCAACTCTGGCAGAAACATGACATGCACCATGAATCAAATCTCCAAGCACTACGATATGAAGTTTGCTGCAACGATGAATCCGCAGTCTTTCGATAGCCATATCTACAACCTTGGTGACACGTGCCTTGCAAATATCTGCGTTATATTCGTTAAACACATTATTTGTCTTCATACCATAATGCCAGTCACTAAAAACAAGCACTGCCTCATTGCCGTTTGAGTATGCTAAATCAAAATAATTGTCGCTAAACATTGCACCAATAGATTCCGATAAATTGTTTGCTGCGTCTGCGAGGACTTCATAGATATGTTCTCTACGACCATCGGAATATACAAGCTTATTGTATTCTCTACGTTGATCCCAAAACTTTTGCTGCTCTCTTTTGAGCGCTGCGGTCTTTTCTTCTATATCCCGAATAACTGCATTGTCAGTAATACTTTGAACTTGAGACCGGTCAAACAATTCAAGTGTACGCTTGCTGCCGTACATCATACGTCTAGCAACATCGCTAGAGTATGATTGCCCATATACAAGTTCGGCTAACTCTGAATAGTCACAATCAGCCAAAGTCTTGTCTACAAGCTTTCCATGAATCAAACGTCTGTGGTATTCAAACGCTGATTCGTTGTCTGCTCTCTGCAGATTGGCCTGACTCATTTTCTGACCTCAATAACACCCGCACTTCGCATGGTGTTCAGTAACTTCATAACCTTGGGGCTCTCAGTGCAGAAGTAATGCTTTCTCTTGGAGTCCTGCCGCATAGTGCGAACAATATGGGTGTTGGGATACTTAGCTAAAATAGCGTCTCTTTCGGATCTGGAAATTGCAATCATATGTATATCATCCTTTACTTCAAATTTCGAAATTGCAAAAAGTTATTGTTTCTTTCATAATAAGTGCCAGTGCGTACCCCCGTTTTGTTCCGATATTTACGGAACAAAAGCGAGGTCATTTTTGCACCATTTTTTAATTTTATGCATCATTTAGACACCAAAATATCACGAGTCATGATTGGATTGACCTTATTCTTGACACGAATTTCGGTGGCACAACTGTTGCAATACTTTTGCTTTCGGCCAACACCTGGGTTGTTTCGCTTTGTAGTGATTCCACAATGAGAGCAGACAAAATATGGTTCACCATATTGCTTCATATACTGATAACCAATATTCCGGTAATCAGTAATATTCATCACCATCTCATCGCTATCAGCAAACAAAACACGAACACTTAGATTGTCGATTTGTTTTGAGAATTGAATAAGACCTTCATCTCTTAGCTGACGAAACAACGCACATTGTCTATGTACTGAGGCACTGATATTAGCCATGCGAAGAATTTCATTATCCGGTGTACTGACCCAATAGTTTGTGTTTGGGTCTACTGCAACATTGTATTTCGCGATACAGAGTAGGGTGAAGGCAAGCCTTCTAGCCTGCTTACCCTCAACCTTTTCAATTCGGCTTAGTTCATTCTTTGTAATGGGAACCCCATCAATAATAATGATTGGACGCTTAAACGCCATTTTGATAATACCGTCCAACGGTTCTGACCATTTATGTATAGGAAAGGATGGATCACAGCTTAAGATGAACGCTTCCACACTACTTCTGACTTCCTTTTTTGAAAGTCCTTTATGCACAAAATATTTTGCGACCCTCATAATTGTCTCATATGGCTTCTTGCCAAGCATTTTCTCTCGGATAGCATTTTCCGCCCATGTAAACTCATTCAAAACAATACTCATTTTCATCCTCCATATTAACTACTACCTCCTTAAATCTCCTACCTTGGTAAAGGATGTCTCCGCCGTCATCGTACACAGGGATTGAGATCGTACCACCATTTTTTGACAGCAGATTATTTACGATGTCTTCTCCGCAAATATCCCATGCGAACTTTTTGGAAGCGCTACGCGTATAGCATAAATCCAATACAATGTTACACAGGACGGATCGGTTCTGGCAAATTGCCTCGCACTCTCTTACAAATTCATCACGCATACAAGATATCGTTGTTTTGGACTCTGCGTCATCAACCCTCTCGTAATATGTATAAACGAGATATCTCTGAAGCTTGTGGTTATATTCATCGTATAACTTACGGATAGATGACAATTGGGCATATGTATATTCAGCATCAGATTTCATCACAGAATAATCAAAGTCAGAAACCTTATTGTACTTGCCAAGATATCCGTCAAACTCTTCCTCGAATCTCCAACAGATCTTATTCATTACACAAGGATTGACACCTACAGGAAGCCGTGACTTATAGTATCGGAGAAAATCAAGCTGACGCTCAGTAAGTTCATCATGCGGCATTGCACCAAGCTCGTCAATGGATACACCAAACTCTCTGATCGCATTTCTGTCTGTATTTTTTTTGTATGTGTTATACTGCTTCATCAGGGTAGGGTAGATGTAACACATAAAGTAAGGCTTACGATCAGCAACGATACCCCTGTAGTATCTTTTGGCGTCATAATCTTCCATTAAGTTAACAGAGTGCCGGTCATGCCACTCTCTAGGCATGGGCTTAGCGATAATACCCTTGGCCTTATCGATTGCATTTTGCTGGAATAACTGTCCACACTTAATCCGATAGGCAAGGTCTTTGTACTCCTGCGAACTCTTATCGAATTTGGCCTGAACCTCAAACATTGATGTAATCCAGTTAGTAGTCTTTCCGATATCATTGCCGAAACTCTCAATGTTGGACTTAATGAAGTCTTCTTCGCAGACGATCTTCTTTGTGGCTCTCCGCTGAGCACACATCAATGCAGGCAGTTCCACCAACTTGTTGACGAGCACCTCATTGTCGGTTAACATAACTAGGTCTCCATCAAAATCCATTCCGTTGAGCGCAGATGCAGCCGTATCCCAACCATTGAAGATCGTACAGGTGGTCATGTACTGGTACCAATACTTTGCATCGTCAGAAGTACATGGATGAACTGCTCTAATATTTGCATGGCACGTCATTGGTGCCCGGAAACATGCAAGTCGTTCAGCTCCGCAATCTCCCCAATACTTATTGTAGATTTCACCAGCTTTGAGCAATCCAGTCTTTTCTTGTCCAAATACACTCTGGCAGAGCAGATATGGGTCGCCTGATACAATTGAATAATTGCCGTGAACTTTTAGTACACCGACCTTAGCCTCATTTATTCTGTTTCTAATTAGCTGATAGATACTGTTGCGAACATATGGATCATCGACCATCTTAGGATTAACCATTATCGCCTTCAGGTAATTGTCTTCAAGTCTATCAACATTTTCAAGACGGAGACTATCTCCCTTTAGGAATAGAACTGTCTTATGCCAGTCTCCGCCAAGAACCTCCTTGATCTCATCCATGGTGGGTGCGATCAGACGCTCGATATCATCGTCATCGAGGTCGTAGCTCTGAATGAACTGGTAGTTAAGACAGCGCTCCCGTTCCAGTTCCTTGGGGCAGGTCTTAGCTACACTAAAGGTATAGCCGTTATCCATGCAGCACTGGATGTAGTGGTCGCAGCTATCGTAGCTGTCCCAAAGCTTGACCATAGATGTAGTCAGCATCAAGTCTACATCCCGGATGTCCACATCGTTACCCCAAGCATCCTTAATCATATAAGTTCCGGCAACTTTCTCTGCATAATCATGGAAGTCGAATGTAAAAACCATTCCTTTTTCAAAAGAAAAGCGAGTGTTTACACCACTTACTAAGTAGTCCAACCCAAGATCTTCACTCCACTTCTGTGCCAGAGAGGGAAGCATCAGTCCATAACCATCCGATGCGTTCATCTGGATCGGCACCTGCTTCCGATCCTCCATAACTGGTTCGCCCTCAGCTTCGTCAGTCAAGTAAACAATGTCGGACAAAAACTCCGTCTCACAGTCGTCTACAACAACAATTCCTCTGGGGAATGACACAGGGGTAGATGCGCTACATGTCAAAGCTTTATATGCTTCCAGCTTTGCAGGCACCAGAGGCTTCTCCATGTTACGCCCGTTGTCAATGCGGCGGCGAAGTTCATCTGCATGGCGCTCACTCACAAAAACTATAGTACTATTCTTGATACCACCATTAGTGCCAAGCAGCCGTTTATAGTTAATGCCGTTGATACTGAAGCCCTTGCAAGCTCTATAGTAATCCTTCTCTTTATCAATAATCAGACACATATAGTCTGGCTTAAACTGGATACTATCCAATTGAGCATAGAGCTGTTTTACTGTACGTCTGTTCTGGACGCTATTTGCTTCTCTCCGGAGACGCTTAATCTCCTGCTTAATTTCTCTTGCCTTATTCTCAGCATCCGTAATGCCGTTCAACTCATCGAGCCATCTCAGAACCTGGCTATCAGCCAGGGAAATTACTTCGTCATTTCTTCTGGCCTCTGCAATGCCAAGTGTCAGTTTCCACTTGTTCTCCCGCAGTCTTCGGCTATGTAGTTTATATATATACTTCTGGCAAGTTTGTTGCTTAGCTATATTACTCCATCTCCTTGCAAATTATTTAATCAGCATGATATATCATAAAAATTAGTTCCACTCAGCAGCGTATCTCCACCACTCGTCGTAGAACACATCTCTCTGTTCTTCAATGTATGTATCGATAAACTCATCCTCTGCGGGATCATCCGCAGGGAAGTAGTGGTCGCAGTCATACTTGGGGGTGCAAATATCTCGGAACAGGCATACTCCGCAATTCAGTTCATTCATTTATATTTTCTCCTTTACTCATATCTTCGATCCATTTTTCCAGTAGTCCTCGCATCCGACGACTAGGTACATACAGCCGGATAGGTTTGTCATCACGAATAGCACTTCTCCAAATCCACTGGAGCATTTCCGCCAACGCGAATTGATCCTCGTTAATTGTAATGCCTTCCCGAGAGAAGAATTTTTGCAGATTCGGATCTATAAATCTGTTTGCTATATATGCAATATCAGTTCTATCCCTGTATTCGTTTGTTGCCCTTGAGCTTACCTGGAGGAAACTATTACGGAATCTTCCAGTGCGAGCGTCAACTAATTTGTTTTTATAATCTTTATATGTAGTCCAAAGACGCTTGCTTGCATCACTGTCTGAGCTACTTTGGAAAAAATTACGCATTGCATTTCGCATTATACGCATATCTTTGTGGTCGTAACCTCGACGCTTAAACCAGTTCTTTGACAAAGCATATTTATCACTACACAGCTTGTCTGTTTTGGGATTATCAATAATCTGTATTAGATGGCGATAATCAATAGGAGGAGGGGCGTCCGGAGCGTCTGAAAACCTAAAGCCATGCTCATCATGTACAACACCAATAATACGATACTCGAAACCGAATAGTTCGAGATATGCCTTTTGATATTGGCCGTCAAACAAATATGTTAACATAAATACTTCATCGAACGCCTTCAACATTTCTGGATTCATAATATTTAACAGAGCAGAATCCAAACGAAGCAGCGTGCCAGTATCCGCCATGTTTTTATAATCAATAAAACGACCGCTATACGTATCATCGATCCACTGTAAATAGCCACTATCGTCTTCTTGGACTAGATGCCCCATAATTAAGTCGAAGTCATTTTCAGAAACGTTCAGCCTTTCAACAACCTTGATGCTTTCATCAATAATTAGAGAGTAGTTCATCTTCTTAACTAGCTCTAACGCCTCATCGTCCATATTGTAAAATAGAGAGTGAGTTGCGGCGATATTTTTTCCTCTCTTCATATGATATTTCAACTCAGTAGACTTGCTCGTATTGTCTCCATCTGATTGGTCGAAGTCACACTGTTCGCAGATACGATCCACTTCATTAAGATATGGAGTAATATAGAGAAAACGCTTTTCTCCTTTATGCTCGTTCATATACCGGATAGCGGCAGAAGACTTGCCTCTACCCATCCTGGCATCTACCACTGTAATTACATTCAATATTTTATCACCTGCTTTTATAAAATTCTGGACACGAGAAAATTTGTCGGCCCAGCTATACACTCGGTTTCGTTCATCAATTTAATTAGGATACATGAGTTAATATATTGTTCTCAGTATTATTTATAGAGACAATCTGTTTTGATTCGATAATATCGAGCCAAAATCAAATGGTTTGTACACAGAGCGTGTCCAAAATTATTTTAACTGGCTGAAATATCCATCTCAATAACATTACCATCAATCAGATAATTGCACGTAGTACTGCCAAGATTAAGACTCCTATAAGCTTCTTCGATCTCTTCGCCAGTAATACCGATGTAATCCAAAGTCTGGGCTGCACTGGAGTGACCCAACATCTTCTGGAGGAGAAGAAGCTTTCGTGGGTCGTTATGACTCATGAGCATCTGATGGTAAGCAAAGGTCTTTCTCAAAGTATGAGTAGACATATGGATATTCAGATTCATATCTGCAGCAATACCCTTCAAGATCATATCAATCGCCATACGAGAGATAGGTGTATTGTTTGCCTTACCATTGTTAGATGCACTTCTGAACATGTAGTCACTTAGAGACACATTGGGAGTATTCTCCAGATAGAGAATGACGGCATCCTGGACTGCAGTGTTGATTGTGATGTAGCGGTTACGCTTGTGCTTACGAGTGTTTCGAGTCTTCTGTTCGAAGATGGGGAAGCTGTCTCTGAACATCTGAACACCATTATTGTTAACGATCAGATTGGAGAACCGAAGCATCCGGAGGTCACTTACTCTGAGTCCAAAGTTAATACCTACGATAAAGAGCATGTTGTCTCTGAACCTCTTATTCGCAATAAGGTATTTAGAAACTCTGATGATATCGTCCATGCTCTTAATTGGTTCAGAGGTATGCTCCGGTGCAAGTACATTAGTCGTGTCTTCTGTAGCAGGAGCAATCAGACCAGCCTGCAGCCTACGTGTATTCTGTTGTATGGATGCTACGTTGATAGCGTTGTTTCTCTTCTCAAGATCAAGAACGATAATACTCATATATACTTCCTCTCAAGTAAACTATTTAATTAACATTACGTGGACTTAAAATCAAGGATCTTTCGATCCGGCTATGTAAATTGTTTAATTAACTTATATTCTCTTATATTATATCATACGAAGTGGCTTATGTCAAGCGATTTTGACCTGTTTTTGAAAATAAATTTGAAATATTTTTGGAAAGTTTTTGTTTGGCTTACTGTAGCTATTTTCAGAAATACCAGGATAATTATTTGTTGAAAGTTTGGAAAAAGGATCTGCTTAATGGTGATGTTTTGAGGGTCAAAAAGTTGGGAAAGGGGTGACAGTGAGATGAACCGACTGATACAATTTGCAAAAAAGAAGCGGGGTCAAAAAACCATAACCACCCCCACTGTCAACTTGCTATTGTGTGAAATTGTAAAGTTGAAAGAAATTTGAAAAACTATAAAAAATCAGCTTGACAAACAGACAGACCTATGATACAATCTAGGCACAGTCAAGCGACGGACAACAGATCCCACCTGGTCAACACAAACCAGACGGACACAAACCGAAGCAAGACTAAACCACAATAGCACAAACGGACACTAAA